CCCGATAAAATCTAAAGATCTTATTGATATTGATAAAAGACTTAAGGTGGTAGTCTTACAGTGTTATAATCTCCCTGAACAAGTAATTTACCAGGCAGGAAAGGGTGATTATTCTGAAGTTCCTATTCACGAAGTTCAAATTCCTAATTCTCAAGAGTGTGGAGAATGGATTGTAGAACATCTTCTTTCGAATGAAAGGGGACACTGGGGACCACTAGAACATCCTGGAATTACTTTTTCAGTATCTGGTTTTGTTCATAATGTGATTGTTCAAGCAAGAACTCATCGTATTGGAACTTCTTGGGATGTTCAGTCCCAGAGATACACTGGAAAGAGAGTTGTTAAGGTTGCAAAAAAGCAACTTGATATTGAAGAAGTATTCTATGTTCGCCCTGAGGGGTTCTACACTAATCGTAAGGGTAAGAGGTATGAATGGAGCGAAGATAATAGACAACACACATTGAGGAGCATCCTGCGCGGGTGTGAGGAGTATGCTGAATATTATGAGCAAGGAATGTGTGAGGAGCATATTCGGGATTACCTCCCGCAGGCAATTCGTCAGAACTTCGTAGTTTCTTTTAATCTTCGTTCTGTACTTCACTTCATGGACCTTCGTTCAAAACTTGATGCTCAGTTGGAAATACAGGCTCTTTGTGATGCTATTGCTCCTGAACTTAAAAAATGGTCTCCAAATGTATGGAAGTATTATGAAGAAAAACGACTTCATAGAGCTCGACTTTCTCCATAAATAAAACCTAAATATTATCCTGTTATAAATATTGTTAATAACATGATAAAAATGAAACATAAACATCACATAATTCCAAGATATGAAGGTGGTAGTAATTTACAAGAAAATCTTGTAGAATTAACTACAACTCAACACTCTATGTGGCACTATGCGGAATGGATTAGGAAAAAAAATGATGAAGATTATCTTGCTTGGAAATGCCTTTCTGGACAAATAGGTAAAGAGGAGATTCAAAAAATTAAATCTAAAATAGGTTATGATAAAATGAAAGAACTTACAAAACATCAACCACATCCTGGAACTAAATTAAAAGGAAGAAATCAAAGTGATGAGCATAAAATGAATAGAAGTAAAGCATTAAAAGGTAGAATATGTTGCTCACCAGAAGCAATAGAGAGAATGAAACAAACAAAAAGAAAATTGACCGATCAGGAGGCAAAAGAAATTAAATGTAGTTCTGAAAAAGGTATTGTTCTTGCGAATAAATATAATGTAACTCCTTCCTTAATATGTGCAATACGAAAAGGAAGAGCATCTGCATACAAACATATAATTTAGGAGATGAAAATTTTGGCAATTTATCCGATTATAAACAAAGAAACTGGTGAAACAAAAGAACTTTCTATGACTATGCTTGAGTATGGTCAGTGGAGAGATGAGAATAAAGATTGGGATAAGGATTGGTCTGCTGGTGTTGCCGGTGTTGGAGAAGTAGGAGATTGGCAAAGTAAATTAAAGAAGTCACATCCAGGATGGAACGATGTATTGCATCGTGCAAAAAAAATGCCAGGCTCAAATATTAAAACTCTATAAAAATTTATGGCTAGAAAAAGAAGAGGCAACGACAATCAACCTATCGGGGTTGGTATGACCGCAAAACAAGCAAAAAGAAGAAAACCAATTGGTTCGGAATTACTTTTAGATATTGAACCATTAACTGAAAATCAAAAAAGATTATTTACATCTTATGCAGAAGGTAAACATTTGGTTGCTTATGGTACTGCTGGAACTGGAAAAACATTTTGTGTATTGTACAATGCTTTACGTGATGTACTTTCAGAGGTTACACCTTTTGAAAAAATATATCTTGTAAGGTCTCTTGTACCTACTCGTGAAATTGGATTTCTTCCTGGAAGTCACGAAGATAAATCATCACTATATCAAATACCATACAAAAATATGGTAAAATATATGTTTCAGATGCCTTCTGATGTTGATTTTGAAATGCTTTATGGTAATTTAAAAGCACAAGAAACAATTAGTTTTTGGAGCACTTCTTTTATTCGTGGAACAACTCTTGATAATTGTATTATCATTGTAGATGAATTTTCAAATCTCTCATTTCACGAAATGGACTCTATTATTACAAGAGTTGGAGAAAATACAAAGATTATGTTCTGTGGTGATGCATCACAAAGTGATTTATTAAAAACAAATGAACGAAATGGTATTATTGATTTTATGAATATTTTGAAAAAAATGTCTTCCTTTGATATTGTTGAGTTTGGAGTTGATGATATTGTTCGCTCAGGAATTGTTAAAGAGTACATACTCGCAAAATTGGAAGTAGGAATGTGAATTTTAATCATCTTGATATAAAACTTCCCGAATTAGAAAGGGAAACGATTGATAGTGTAAGATATTATAAAGTACCAGAAGATGATGTTTTGCATCGTCTTGTTTCTATTACCTCTGTTACTAGTTATATTAATCGTCAGATTTTTATTAATTGGAGAAAGAAAATTGGCGAAGCAGCAGCAGATAAGATTACCAAAGCAGCAACCAGTCGTGGAACTGATATGCATACATTGGTAGAAAATTATCTGCATAATATTTCAGAACTTCCAGAAGTTCAACCTTTATCGCAATTTTTATTTAAGATTGCTAAACCAGAATTAAATAATATAAATAATATTCATGCTCTTGAAAAATCATTATACAGTAAAGTTCTTGGAATTGCCGGAACAGTTGATTGTATAGCAGAATATAATGGCGAATTGGCTGTTATTGACTTTAAGACTTCTGCAAAACCAAAACCAAAAGAATGGATTGAGCATTATTTCGTGCAGTGTGTAGCATATAGTTGCATGTTATATGAACTTACTGGTATAATGGTAAAGAAGTTAGTCATTATTATGGCTTGTGAAAATGGAGAATGTGTAGTTTATGAAGAATACGACAAAGAAAAGTATATCAAATTACTCATCAAATATATTAGAGAATTTGTTAGAGATAAACTTCAAACCTATGAATGAAGAAATTAAAGAAGAATTAAATGCTAAATTTTTGTGTCCGCAAAAGTTCGCACAAGAAATTGAAGATATTGTAAAAAACACACAGGTCAATTATATTGATGCAATTGTAACATATTGCGAAGTTCAAAATATTGAACTTGATACAATATCAAAACTTGTTTCAAAACCACTTAAAGAAAAAATTAAGTGCGATGCTACTGAACTTAATTTTTTAAAGAAAACCACAAAAGCAAAACTGCCTCTGTGACTGATTTTGAAGTATATAAAACTTACTTAGCATTTAAAAATCACTTTACAAAAAAAACCTACGATTATCATAAGTATTGTGGAAGAAGTCGTGCATCAAAAGAAAGTTTTTATAAAAGAAAAGATCGATATTTTTTTGAACGACTATCAAGACAAAAAAATGATGAGCAAATTAAAGAATATTTTGTTTCAAATTTTGTAGACTGTAATGACCCAGAACGACTTTGGATAGGAGATATTATTCGTGAAGGTGAAGATGTGTATAAGGAATGGTTAAAGAAGACACAAAGCTTGTCTTATTTGTTTAAATCTGAAACTGAAAGTTTTATGAATAAAAAAAACTTTGAATCTTTATTTGATTGTAAAACTGGAAATCACCCAGAAATACTGAAAAAATATTTACAAAAAAGTATTACCATAGAAACAATTACAATATTAGATATATTATTAAATTTTGTTAAAGATTTTGATAAAAAACTTACTGACCCAATTTGGAATTATGTAAGTTTGAGAATTTTTAAATACAAATCTTTTCTAAATATTGATGTATCAAAGTATAAAACTATACTTAAAGAGGTTATATTATGAGTAAGTTTTTTGACTCGGATTTAGTTAGAAACGATATGAAAGAACTTGAAAATATGCAGAAAAAACTTTATCAAGAAATGATGTACGTTCCTTTTTATGATAATGAACAAAAAAGAGGACATTTAATTTTGATGAAAGACTTTTTAGAAAAACAAAAACTTTTTATTTTTAGACTTTCACTTTCAGATGACCCAGAAGCAATAGAAATGAAAGAAAATATGCTCGATTCTGTTGAGTTTCTTGGATTTGATAAAAAGAAAGGATTTAATTCTTTTTTTAAAATGATGGAAAGAACTATTAATGGACTTGAAAAAACACTTGACGATTGAAGATGTATCTGCTATAATAAATAGGTCCAATATATCCCAATACTACTAATACGGAGAATATATGAGTTTTCAAGATCTCAAAAAGCAATCAAAGATGGGTTCTTTAACCGAGAAACTTATCAAACAAGTTGAAAAACTAAATGAAACTGGTTCTAAAGATGATAATCGTTTTTGGAAACCTGCGATGGATAAAGGTGGTACTGGTTCTGCTGTAATTCGTTTTCTTCCTGCTCCTTCTGGTTGTGAATTACCTTGGGCACAGGTTTGGTCTCACGCATTTCAAGGACCTGGTGGTTGGTTGATTGATAATTGTTTAACTACTAATAAAGGGCAATGTCCGGTTTGTGAAGCAAATCGTGAATTATGGAATACTGGAAGTAAAGATAATCAAAATATAGTTCGTGATCGTAAACGTAAACTTTCTTATTACGCAAACATATATGTCGTAAAAGACCCTGTTGCACCTGAAAATGAAGGTAAGGTATTTCTTTATAAGTTTGGTAAGAAAGTATTTGATAAAATTATGGCTGCAATGAAGCCAGAGTTTGATGACGAGAAACCCATTAATGCATTTGATTTTTGGGAAGGTGCAAACTTCAAACTGAAACTTCGTAAAGTGGAAGGTTATTGGAACTATGATAAGTCGGAGTTTGCTGAACCCTGCCCACTTTTGGATAATGATGATGAACTAGAAGCTATCTATAAATCACTTAATGATCTAAATGAATTTACAGATGAGAAAAACTTTAAACCTTATGTGGA